ACTTTCACATTTAACCAGTGAAATAGGTGAATTAGAAAAACATGAGGGTATAGTTATTAGAGATAATAATATTTATAGTGGAGGACCTTTTAAAATAACAGGAAAATTCATACTACAAGGTATGGATAGTAAATTCACTAAATAAAATGATAACACCTAAACCAATACATAAACAATTTTTACTATTAATAATAATTTTTATTTTAATAAGTTTACAATTCAAATCATGTTCTGAATATACAAATGCAGAAAATAGAAATGAAGTAAATATGCGAGCTTTAACTAGTCAAACTGAAACTTATAAAAATAAAGCAAATGAATTATCATATAAAAATGCTAGTTTTATAGCATCTGAAAAAGAGTTAAAAAAACTTAACGATTCATTATATATAGCACTTAAAAAGGAAAAAGGTAAAGTATCATTTATTACTCGATTTAAACCAGTTTACATTAGTAAACCATTAGAATTAACTAATAATTTAGAAATATTAGGACCTAATCATTATGGTCTTAGATTTAAAGATAGTACATCGAATAAGTTTATAAGTGGTATTTCACGTTTTAAACTTGATACATTGAATAGTAAAATTAATATTAAAAGTGATGGTACTACTATATTAAGAAATGAAATATCATTTGATTTAACAGTTGGTTTCAAAGAATCAAAAAATCAATATGATATTTTTGTTACACCATCAGATAGTTTAGTTAAAATAAAAAACATTACAGGAGCTATAATACCTAAAAATTTACCAAAAGTTGAAAAAAATAAACGATTTGGAATAGGCCCTCAATTTGGCATAGGAGTTAATCAAAATTTTGAAAAATCAATTTATATAGGCATTGGTATAAGTTATAATTTAATAAAATTTTAATGAGTGATCAACAGAGCATAAAAGAAATAATAAAAGGTGAATTAGTTAGATGTTCATATGATCCTGCATATTTCATTAAAAAATATGTTTACATATCACATCCTATAAAAGGAACAATTCCATTCAATCTATATTTATTCCAGGAAAAAACATTAGAACAATTTCAAAAAAATAAACATAAATTAATACTTAAATCAAGACAGTTAGGCATATCAACATTAACAGCAGCATATGCTTTATGGTTGATGGTTTTTCATAGTGATAAGAATATATTAGTTGTATGTACAACTCAAGGTACATCTAAAAACATGGTTACAAAAGTAACTTTTGCTTTTGATAATTTACCAGGTTGGATGAAGGAATTTTGTTGTGGTCCTAAGAAAAAACCATTAGAAAATAATAAAACATTATTAAAATTAGGCACAAATTCTCAAATCAAAGCAGTTTCAGGAGCAGGAGATGCTACAAGATCAGAAGCATGCTCATTATTGATTATTGATGAAGCAGCATTTATTGATAATATGGACGATGTTTGGGCTTCCTCTCAATCTACAATAAGTACGGGTGGTGACTCAATTGTATTATCCACACCAAATGGTTCAGGTAATTTCTTTCATAAGAATTGGATAAAATCAGAAACAGATACAACTCCATTTTTCTTCCCAATAAAATTACCTTGGCAAGTTCATCCCGATAGAGATCAAGCTTGGAGAGATGAACAAGATGAAATATTAGGTCCAAGATTAGCAGCACAAGAATGTGATTGTGACTTTTCAACATCAGGTGAAACAGTAATTCCACCAGATCTTATTAAATTTTACGAAGAAACATTTATGAAAGACCCTATTGAAAAAAGAGGGTTTGATGGTAATTATTGGCTTTGGGAAATACCTGATTATAGTACAGATTATATGGTCTGTGCTGACGTCGCAAGAGGTGATGGTGCAGATTATTCTACATTCCATGTTATTGATATTAAACAGTGTAAACAAGTAGCAGAATATAAAGGACAATTAGCACCAGCAATGTTTGGTGATATGTTAGTAAGTGTTGCAACTGAATGGAATGATGCTTTATTAATAGTAGAAAATGCTAATATAGGTTGGTCTACTATTGAACGAATAATTGAAAGAGAATATAAAAATTTATATTACTCAGTAAAAGATGATACAAAGTTGAATGGAAGTTTAGATATGAGAGATAACTCAAATTCAAACTCAACAGCAGGATTTACTACATCAGCAAAAACAAGACCATTACTAATAGCCAAATTAGATGAATATATGAGACAAAGAGCCCTCATTATTTATTCAAAACGTACAATAGAAGAAATAAAAACATTCGTATATAGAAATGGTAGACCTGAAGCAAGATCAGGTTACAATGATGATTTAGTCATGCCTCTAGGAATTGGTATGTTTGTAAGAGATACAGCAATACGATTAAACCAAGTAGGTTTAGATCTTACCAAAGCCACTTTAGGAGGTTTTCGCGTAACTAATAATACGTATTCAGGCATTCAATCAACTAAGAATTTCAAAGAAAATCCATGGAAAATGAAACTAAGTGATGGAAATACATTTAATTTAAAAGATTTATTATAAAAATATGGCAGATTATTCAATAAGAGCTAGGCTAAAACGATTATTTTCGAATGATGCTGTAATAGCCAATGTAGGTGGAAAAAAATTAAAGGTAATTGATATAAATAAATTACAATCATTTAAAAATGTTAATGATAATCCTTTAACTGATAAATTTACAAAACTACATACCCAAACATCATATAGATTAGGTAATTTACCTGGTACTTCCGGTATAAGATTTAACCTATTTGGTGATTATGAACAAATGGATACAGATCCAACAATTGCAGCCGCTTTAGACATAGTATCTGATGAATGTTGCATGAGAAATGAATATGGAGATGTATTAACAATAAAAAGTTCAGACGATAATATAAAAAATATATTAAATAACTTATTCAATGATGTTTTAAACATAGAATTTAATTTATGGCCTTGGACTAGAAATGTTATTAAATATGGTGATTTTTTCTTACATTTAAAAATAAATGAAGAATTTGGAATTTATAATGTAGTACCTTATTCACCTTATAATATTATCAGAGAAGAAGGTTATGATCTTGAAAACCCAAATGCTGTAAGATTTAAATTAGATTTTATTCAAAATCAAGGTAGTTCATACTTACCACACCGATCAAACGATGCTGTATATTTTGATAATTTTGAAGTAGCACATTTTAGATTACTAGCTGACACAAATTATCTTCCATATGGACGTAGTTTTATAGAACCTGCTCGTAAAACATGGAAACAATTGGTATTAAGTGAAGATGCGATGTTATTACATCGTATAATGAGAGCACCAGAACGTAGAATATTTTACATCAATGTAGGGAATATTCCACCAGCTGAAGTAGACACATTCATGAATAATATCATGGATAAAGCTAAGAAAATACCATATCAAGATCCAGATACAGGTGACTATAATCTTCGTTTTAATGTAATGAATATGTTAGAAGATTATTATATTCCTGTTCGAAATGGTGATGCAACAACTAAAATTGATACATTAAAAGGATTAGAATATTCAGGCATTGATGATGTTAATTATTTTAAAGATAGAATGATATCGGCATTAAAAGTACCAAAATCATTTTTGGGGTATGAAGCTGATATGTCAGGTAAAGGTTCATTAGCTGCTCAAGATGTTAGATTTGCTCGTACAATAGAACATATACAAAAAATCCTTATAAGTGAGTTAAGAAAATTAGCTTTAATACATTTATATGTACAAGGATTTTCAGGTGAAGATTTAGTAAATTTTGATTTAGAATTAACAATACCATCAATAATTTTCGAACAAGAGAAAATAGCTCTTTGGAAAGAAAAAGTAGCTTTAGCTAAAGATATGGAAGATTCTAAATTAGCACCACGTAGTTTTATTTATGATCATATTTTCCACTTATCAGACGAAGCAAAAGAGGAATTTGAAGAACAATTAATACAAGATGCTAAATTGAATTTTAGATTGAATCAAATCAAAGATGAAGGAAATGATCCAGAAACATCAGGTAAAACATATGGTACACCTCATGATTTAGCTACTATGTATTCAAATAATAATAATAGAGGTGATAAACCAGAAAATGTCCCAGCAGGATATGAAGATTCAGAATTGGGTCGTCCAGTTGAAAAAGATTCAATCATAGGTACTGAAAAAAGTTCATATGGTGATGATCCGATAGGTAAAAAAACATATAAAGACATCAACCCAACCCCAACAGACAGAAAAGTAATGGAGATGTTGAAAAAGAATTCAAAGTTATCAATATTTTCAAGTACTAATAAAAAGAAATATAAAAGAAATTTATTAAGTGAAGAAAATATTATAACTGATTAAGATTTATTATATTTATTTAAAACAAACAATGGATGAAACTAAAACATTCTAAACTTCGTAACACTGGACTGATATTTGAGCTGTTGTCTTACAAAATAACTTCAGATATGGTAAAGGGTATTGGAGGGGATAAATGTCCTGCAGTTAAAATATTCAAAACACATTTTACTAAGAATACAGAAATATTAAAAGAATTTATTTTATATAAAACTTTAATAAACCCAAATAATAAGTCTGGAAAATATAATGAATTTTTACTTGAAACAGTAATAGGCAATTATAATAAACTTAATAAGAACA